CTCTAAGAGAAAGTAAAAGTCGGGTAGGCTTTCCATCTTTCATCTCAGCGCCAGGCATATTGCCCATTCGTGCTAAAAAGGATGCCCTACGAGGGTTATCTCCCGACTTAACTGGTGGTTTTAAATTACCACCTGTTTCTGCATTATACGATGCTCTTCCTTTGGCATTCAAGCCCCCCTTGGGGTTTTTTCCTTCTTTTGTTTGCCAAACAGGAGATTTCATTTCTTCTTTGCGGTCTTAGCCGCAGCCTTAAATGCCGCTTCAGTAGGAGCACCTTTAGAACCAACCTTACGCATCTTTTCCTTAGAACCCGCTTTGATGCGTTCTTGTTTGGCATTGATGTTAGCGTATAGACCTTGTTTCATTTCTTACCCTTTGGTTTAGACATACCCGCTTCGGATAAAGCAATAGCCACAGCCTGTTTTGGATTAGTAACGACCTTTTTATTGGTAGTCAACTTGCCCTTGCCAAACTCAGTCATTACCTTGCTGATCTTCTTTTGGGCTTTGGTTTTCATATCAGTACAATATCTTTGCGATGATTGTTCCAGATGTATACGCTGTGCAATTGGCTCTTAAATACTTAGGAGCATTAGCCAAAGTAACAAAGCCATCAGCCGTTAAAGCAGTGCCAACAGTGCTAAATGTTGTGCCATCAAGACTACCTTGAAGGGCAACAGTAGCAGTTGTAATGCCTGTAACGTGCAGAATTGCTGGCATACCAGCATCTACCTGAACAGCTTTAGAAGCACCTGTAGCAGTAACAGAGCTAAGAAGCGTAACGGGAGCAGTTAAAGAAGACATTATTTACCTCGTCCAGACTTTTTCATCATGTTGGTAGCAGTACGACCACCACGGGTAGGCATAGCTTTAGGCTTACCAATAGCAATCATTACAGTAACAGGCATAGATTTCTTCTTGCCATACTCTTTGGCTTCTTTCTCGCCTTTTTCTGTGTATGGGAATTTCTTGTTTCCAACTTGTGGCATATAAATCCTTATCGAACTAGCTTGGTTGCAATGAAAGAAATGATACCGCCAACAATAGAGGCGATTGCCATTCCAACGAAAAAGCCACCTTTAGATTTGTTAGCCATTTCTAAAAGCGTTTTAATATCTTGGCGAAGTGCATGGACTTCATTCTGTAAAGCCTCAACTTGAGCTTCTAGCTTTCCAAATTCTCTTGGATCAATTTCCGACATTTTCAACCTCTTTTTTTGGTCTTCCAACCTTAGGTTTGTCTTCAACTTTCTTTGGAGTTTCCTCAACAAGGACGTATCCTTCATGACCTTTCATGCTATCAATATCATGCTGATAGGTGAAAGTAACCATTGTTCCTGACTTTAAGCAACGAAAAGTAGCCATAAAAACTCCAAAAAAAGGGGGGTATTAGCCCCCTTTAATTAAACTGCACGACCAATGATTAAGGTCAATGTAGTTGATGCCAAGTCTACAGAACCTGCTGTAGGGTTGTAAGTCACGATAGTAACTGTATTAGCGGCTGAAACATAGGCTCTACGAACCAAACCTGCTTCAGAAACGCCAACAGACATACCGATAACCATGTCGCCCAAAGCAACGCCTGGAACTGTGACTGTATCTGTAGCGGTTGCAGTAGTAGCTACTGATCCGCTATCAAGAGTGCATGAAACGTCCCAAGTATCTGTAAACAAACCACGGAACTGGTCATTACCCCTGCGGGAAACGACTGCTGTTGCTGCTGCCATAATAAATCTCCTTGATGTAAAAAATCCCCCCACCGATTAAGGCGAGGGGAAAAGGCAACTATTAGGCTGGAACTGCTAACGCAAATGCGCTAGAAGACAAAGCTGCACCAGTTGTGGCGGCTGTACGCATTGCTTTCACACCATAAAGTGTGTCAGATGTGAACAAGGTAGCCAAGTAGTCTTGTTTGTACTGAGTTTGTGAGCGGATGCCCATTTGCTCAACCAAAACCATAGAGTCCTTGTGACCCATCAAGCAGATACGATCTGTTGTAGAGTTACCAGCAGCAGTATCAGCATTGCTTGTTGTGAACACTGGGATACCATACAGTTGACCGATTTCACCATTGCGGATGGCATTACCATTACCAATAAAAGCCTGTTCTGTGTAACGGGAAAGACCCATCAACGTATTGCGGCTTGAAGGAGGAATGATAAAGAAGCGACCATCCATAGGAGTGTCGTTGTCATCCAAACGCTGAATAGTGCGACGAATAGCAGCGTCAGTCAATGCAGAAGCATTGGAAGATGTGCTGTTGTAAGCAGTAGTACCATCACCGCCAATAAAGGCTTTGGTGGTTGTGTTGCTTGTTGCATAGTCGTTAGTACCGACAGTAGCACCATTGAATGCACGACCCAATTGGATTAAGCTAGTGTCTACTTGCTTGGCAAGCGCATAACCAGCGTCAGCAGTGTAGAACTGACGCAAGCTGTTCAAGGCTTGTGCTTCAACGATGTCCTCAATGAAACGTGAATACTCAAAGTGTTGGTTAATGTTAACCAGAACTTCTGTCTCAGTGTCGGCAATCAGAGTAACGGCAGTAGATGCCGCTTTTGCTGAAGCTGAACCACGGGTAGGGGCGGGAATGTGAACAGTGTCACCTTTCTTGCCTTTGAAGTTCATCTTCATTACGATGTTAGCCAAAACAAGGTTTTTCTTGTAAGCGGCTACGATTTCGTCAGACCAGATTTCTGGAATGAACGTTGCTGCGGTGGTTACTGTTACCGCTGGTGTTGGATATGCCATGATTAAATCTCCTAAAACAAATTTTAACGAACCCGTTTCTCTATGTACGCTTGCATGATTTCATCACTAAGCGCAGCATAACGATCTGGGTCTCTCAACTGAAGCTGAATAAGGTCAGCCCTTCGATATACTTTCTTTGATGATTCACCAGAACCACCTACATCAACACCTACTGCCTTTAAGTTCTGCTTGCGAGTTACCTCACCCTCATCACTTACTTGCTTACTTTTTACAGTGCGTAGCTGTTTATAGGTAGATAGCAATTCATTGGCTGAGTCGTAATCGTATCCAGAATCGGCTTGCTCGAAGATTTTAATGCGAATAGGGCTAGACTTCACCCAATTTGCAAAATCCTGATCTTTAGCAATTTCGCCAAAGTCGGGATGTTCTTGCGCTAACCTTTGCTGAATTTGCGCCCTTTTCATTTCTAGCGTAACTTGACGTGCCGCTAGGATGTCAGGGTGATTATCAACAGTCCTTTGAACTGCCTTCTGTGGATTCTCAAAGAAATCTACTTCAGGCTCTTCCTGCCTAGTCTGTTGCTGTCGTGAACCAAGGTTCTGTTTGATAAGTTCATCGGCTAACTTTCTGACCTCGCCTACTTCCTGTGCTTGCTTTCCAATTAGCTTTTCAGCCTCTTGGTGCATCTTCACAATCTCGTCTAAACTTTTATCCCTGTATTTCTCAGGAAGTTCAGCCTTTTGCTCGATCTTCTGTTGTTCAATCTCTAACTCGCCAAACTCTTCTTTTTCATCATCAACTAACATACTTATTTCCTTTTCCTGCCGTCAATCGGTTGTAGGAGATTCAACTCGGCATAATTGCTTATGAGTTGAGTTTCTGCTCGGCCTTTAATCTATCTAAGTGACTTTTCTCGAACTTCCCATGCGATGATGGAAATGCTCCAGACCACCCTTCTAGCTTAAAAGCTGGTGCAGATAAAATGCGATGAGTCTCCTCACCACAATCACACACAAGACTTGTTAACTCATAATCAACAAATCTCTCTGTCTTATGCCCGTTTATACAGGCAAATTCATACATTCTTCTCATTTAAGTCCTCAAATGCTCTTTCGCTGACTTGTTTCAAGTTTTTCAGCCAAATAAGTATAGATAACTCACCTTTTCTGAATTGTAGACTTTTTTCATCTGCAATTGTTGAAATATTATTCAAAGGTTCTATCATTTTGTCAACATCCTCCATCAATTCTATCCACCCTTGAGTGGACATCATTGAGAAGCGTTCCTCATAGTACTTTTGAAGTTCTGGGTTCATTGTCTAGTCATCTGTTTTTCAACAATCTTAGCCTTGTTCTGAATATCCGCTTCTTTAAGCATCAATTCAGCAACCTTGACACGCTTATCGAACTCTTTTGAAGCCAAAGCATCGTCAGTAGGAAGGTTCTTGGTGTTAGCCGCCATACTCTTTGCTTGCAACTCAATAGGCATCAATTGCGCTTCAGTCAATAACTTTTGCGCTTCAGCCTTATTCTGTTCTGCTTGAGTCGTTTGGACAGCAATCTGAGCCTGTGCCAGTTGCATAGCCAATTGTTGTTGCATCTGAGCCGCTTGTTGGGCTTGTGGATCAGCAACAGCCATCTTGTCGAGCATCTCAATCAACTCAAATCTGTTTGACAGAGAAGAATTAGCCATGATGCCCTTCAAAATGATAGGCAAAACAGGTGTATTCGGGCCAAGAGTCTGCAAAAGGGCAATGAACTGTTGTTGCTCATGCTCTCTAGCAATGATACCAAGCGCTGCCGTAGGAATGAACTTCATGTCCACAGTAGGATAACGCTCTGGATCAAACTGCATATAGCGGTAGGCGGCTTTGGTGATGAAGGGGATCATGAAATCCTCTTGGAAGTTCACCAAGGTACGCTTGTATTTCTTGATAATCGAGGCAGTAGCCATCGAAATACCACCCTGACCAGCATCTCTAGACACCGCAGTAATCATTCCTTGAGAGTCAAGAGTGCCTGTTGCCATCAAAAGCATACGTTCAAACTCTTTGGCAGTTGTCAGGTTAGAACCATCTGTATTGCCAAACTTGAACGGGAACAGAATCTCATTGGGGTTGCCGTTTGTCAGGATAGCCTTACCTGGCTTTACTTCAAACTTAGCACCCCTTGGTAGACGGGTAGCATCCATAGCCATCATCGGGCTAGTTGTGAGAGCAAGAGAATCTAAGTGTGAACGAACTTGGGCATCTATGGCTTTTTGTGAGTTGTAAGCCTTCTCAACAGTACCACGACCCAACAAGCGATTGGGAACTGTATCGTCCTGATAAGCAAGAATTGGGCGATCCTTCATCATGTATGGGTTCTTTTCAGCTTTGAGAAGAACACCATCATTGGCGATAACGACAATAGCCTCAACCAGATCGGAATACTCATCCTGAATACTGTCTTCAGGGAATAAGTCTTCTACTTCGCCATTTTCTTCGTTTTCTAGTTGTTCTAGGTACTCTCTAGGAACCAAACCATAGTAGGTCAAAAGTTTAACTTTATCGTCTTCGTACTGGGAGACTTCTTGTGTAGGCTCTAAGTCTGTATCCATCGAGTCAGTGCCGACCTTTACCTTGCGGTAGATGCCTTCTTCCTGACCTTTTACGACCTTGTGGATAGAGACATACTTCTCAATAGCCACGCCCATACAGTCATCAATAGATGTTCCATTGGGGTCAAACAAGAAGTTACGGGGGTTAACAGGAACAATCTTGACTGCAATGCGGTCTTGTTCTACGACACCGATAGCCGCTTGTCCGACTTGACCAGGTATTGCCTGAGTAGCGGGAACAAAGACTTTCTCTGTTTTGACAACAATCTCACCGATGCCCGTACCATAGATTTCAGCCAACAGCTCAATCTGGTCAATAGACTTGCGAATCTTATCGACTTTGAAGTCTTCCATCAGTTGTGCTTTGATAGCAGCAACATCTAGAGGGCTACCATTGACATCACGAATATCGTCTTGAATGTCAAAGAACTCACCCTGACCAAAGATAGCTTCCATGATCTCGGCATGGCGTGTCTCTACGGCTTGTTGGGTAGCGGGAGTAACGATACGGCTACGCTCGGACTCACGGGTCTTATCTTGGGCATCCCATTCACCATTGAAGATGCGCTCGTACTCTAGCCAATCAGTAAGGCAATTGACATCTCTCCAATCCCTCCATCTATCACAATGGTTAACAACAAAGTTAACTATCTCTTTGTCTGAGTCGCTAGGTTCTTGGAATTCGTTTTGATCCATAATCAGACCTCATAATGATTGTTCTTACGCATATTCTCAATTGCGGGAATAATTTGCAAGTTGTT